TTTAACATTACCTGCCATTGCCTTTGCTATCTCATTATGTTGTGTTATTAATGCTAATGGTACGGCTGGTTCCTCACATACGGCTACTTCATATTGTTCTAAATCTCTTAGGGAATAAGCAATTGATCCATCTTTTTGCATTATTGGTGTTCTATTGGATTTAGTTGCTCCTCCGAATGAAAGTCCCTTATATTTTCCTGATTTAATGGCTTTCCAGATTTCATCGTCAAGTTCATAATCTCTAAAGATTTCACCCTGTATTGTTATTGCAGGATATGATTTACCTTTCTCGTCTGTTACGGTTGTTGAACCGAAATTTATGCCTTGACCTACTACTCTATTAGAGTGTGTGTCTGTTATAGGGCCTCCCCTTGCTATCCAAATAGGTAAAACTTTCAATAACTCGTCACGTACGGTGATTTCGCCTTGTCTGTCTTTCATTTCAACTGTTAGCACCCCTTCAAATAATCTTCTAGAGCTTGTAATAGCTGTTAAATTTTTGGTGACCAGTTTGGAAAAAAACAATCGTTCTACCATGACTAATTATATCGCTCATCATATATAATAATATCTATAAAAATATAGAGTGGTTATACTTAGATTTGTCAAAAACGTCTAAGATGTAACTACAGTGTTTCTATTTTTTGCAACGTCGGCTGCTAGAACTAATGCTAATGGTGCTAGAATTGCTGCCAAGCCTTGAATGTCTGTTATTGGCAGTTTGTCCAATAAGAAGGCAGGTGCAACTATAGCGGTGTATGCCCATAGAGCATGATATCTAAGTCGACCAGCTAGTTCGAATACCATACTCACTTCACGTTAATACCCTATATAAACTTTTTAGTAATCATCAGTAAGGATATCTTTAGTTACTTCCTCAAACGCTGTGTCTATATCTGGATGTATTTCCTTGTTTTTCTTGTCTAATCTCTTTGATAATATTACTATTGCCTTTCTCATTAATGCAGCATCATATTTACACCTTCTATTCAATTCTTCAACCTTATCACATAGTTTTTCTATATCCAGTTGATTTTTTTCTATTTCCTTTTTTTTATCCTTAAAATATTTGAATATATATGCTGATAATCCTGTCACTATGAATAATATTGCCCCTGCAATAATATCACCTATAAAATTAAACTCCATACATTTATATAGTTACAACTTATTTAAAGAATTGGCTTTAATAGTTTACCTTTTATCAATTCAATTATTATTGTTTGGTCTCTCATTATTAAATTTGTAAACTCATCTACTATATTTGGATATATCGCAAAATGTCCACATCCCCAACATAGTTTAAACTGATAATTTTTTACTATACCATTTACTTCCCTATCAATAGTATATCTGGATATCATGCGTTTACATTTTTTACAATCATTATATCCCATGCATTTATATAAGTGTCACTCATATATAATAATAATGACAAACGCATCAGTATATGTATATGACACATTAGAAGAATATATGTTATTTTATCCTCAAGGACAAGATGAAGTTGCTGAAAGCCACCTTTCATCATTATGGATTAATAATAAAAATATAGTTCTTGTTAGTGATATACGTTCAGGTACAGCAGGTTATAAACCAGATTTTTCTAAATCTCTTGTTTATTTTGATCTAGGTGAAAAAGAATTTAAAAAATATGAAGATAATTTCGAACCTATAGTTGAAGTTGAAATTGAACCTAAACATAATAGAGTTATATTTTCTGGTATGGAAATACAACATACATTAGCTATCGCACGTAGAGTAAAATCAGGTGAACTGAATAATAAAAAAAGACATATAAAGGGTTATATTCTATATGACGATACTAGACCAAGAGTGAATCTGATTATAAAAGCAGTTCATTAATTTTTTATTTTCTAAAATGTCTAGTAAATCCATCTCGAAATAGAAAGTCCTTTCCAAGATTACGTCTCATAGATTTCCAGAATGGGTCTACTTTAGTTGTTCCTCCTGCTCGTCTAAATTCCCTTAATGTTTCTCTAACTTTATAATGGCAATTATAACATAATCTTGCATTCATTTGTTTTATACTCCAATCATATCTTCCACAAAACATACACATATCCCATCCTTTATCTGCAACTGTTACCAATGTAAATTCATGTCCTCTATTACGTCTACAATGTTCACATACATTAAAAAGTGTTGCCGATACAGCTTTCTTACTTTCACATCTCCAACAGAATCCTTCTTTATGATTATTCACACGTTTTTGTTCGTCTTTCTGATGCATTTTCCATAACTTATCGCCTACAGCAGTACCACCTGTATTTACATTAAGTTTATCAGCCAAGATTATCTCCATTTTTATCTTTCCATGCGTCAAATGCACCACCTATCTCCTTACTTACTATTGCCTCTATTGCTTCTACTGGTATATCTGTTAATTTTTGTATGTTTTTTACTATTGTTGTTGGATCATTGGAATGGAGCCCCTGCATTAAACATTGTCTTACCATGTCAAAATTATCAGGTGTGACATACTCATAAGGATCTTTTTTCTTATCAAACATATATATCATCTATGATTGATAGTAATTTAAACTTTACCTTTAATCATTGTTAGTTGTGAATCTGTTTTTATTGTTATCACGTCACCTCTTAATATAAGTCCTGATACTTTTGGTCTGTTTGGATCAGGCACTATATGTCCTTTGAATTTGGCATCTGATTTGAGTTGGCTACTTATCATAGGTTCACCTAAAACTTTACCTTTACTGTCAATCATCTCAGTATACCATATGTTTTTTCTGATATCAAATCTAAGTCTAAACAGAATACATTCTTCAGGTATTACTATATTTCCTTTTATTTCTCCAATCCTACCTTTACCATTACCATTAATAAGAATATGACCTTTACTCAACTCCACAACATCTTTTATATTGTCTTTTGCCAATGTGAATCTGCCATGGTGAATTCCATCAAACCATGATCTTGTACCTATTGGGGCTGTAGATGAAATAGTTTGTGTATATTCAGATAATATACTATCAAACTCACCCATCTTTTTTCCTGTTTTTAATGCTTCTAACCACCATTTATGGTTATTAGGATCTCTTTGATTAGAGTATACAAATCCTAACTGTGCTATATCCCAATCTACATCCATTGGAAGTAATGATCTTCCTTTTATAATATCTTCAATTTCGCCTTGTTTCATGGCATTACCTCTAGGTCTAACTCCTTTTAAATTCCATATAAGTGATGATTGAAATTTTGGGGTTCCATTCTCTGCTGTCTCATATGGATTCACTCTTATTTGTGGGTTGATTTCAAATACCATATCATAACCAACCTCTGTTCTGACAACAAGAGTTTTAATATCTGATTTAAATCGTATGGATCTATATACATCATTTTTTGGGTCTGATTCATTCTTTGTTATTGTAGATTTAACTTTCTTTTTACCCATGTAGTATTATATATCTTAAACCGTATATAAATGTTATTTTATTCATCTTCTTTCTGTATGTCAGGTATACCTTCTTTTCTTATTGTATATGTTGGGTTGCCTTTTGATTTTTTTCTTCTTACAGTTTCTGCCAATCCAGGTAATGTTTCTTCTTCTTCATCTGTTATTGTTGGAAAATATATTGTCCCAGATTTCTTGTGTTGATATTCCCATGTCTTAATCATGTTTCTAGCGTCATCTTCTGATACTGATCCGTCTTTTGTTATCTTTCTAATCCAAAAATCTTCTGTATGTCCTATTGAACTATCTGATTTCTGTGATGAATTAAATGCACCAGATCTCTGTTTACCACCAGCAGTTGGACTACCTTGGCCTGCACCTCCTGGGTCACTTGGTCTATTATTCATAGGACCACCTTGTTTTGATCCTGCGGTACGTTCACCATTGCCTGTTGTAGATGCACCCCTTCCTTGTTTCTGTCCTTCTGGGTCTGCTTCTTGTGCGGCCATGCCAAGTTCTGCCTGTTGCTCTGTCATTGCTATTTGTGGTAGCATAACCTGTTCGAATGTTGGTTCTTTTCCAACAACCCAGTCTCCAGTATGTGTTCTCTTGACATCGAATCCCATTTGTTGTAGGGTTGCGTTGTTCTGAATTTCCTGTGCTTTAATTTCGAGATCTCTTAGTTCATCGGCTTCTTCACCTTCTCTAAGTCGCAAAGTCCAATCATTAACTTGTAATTCTTTTGCCAATCTGTCGAAAATATGTGTCTTTAAAAAGTCTTGTGACCACTTTACATGTCTGTTTGTGATTGTAACCTGCATTCCTTCATTTGCCCATCCTGATGGAAGTTCTCCAAAGTAAAGAGGTAATACTCCATATGCAGCACCTATAATTTGACGAAGTTCTCTTCTTATATCTATAAATTGTAATTCTTTTAGGGACCCCGTGAAATCAATCCATTGTGCTGCTTGACCTGTTCCACCTTTATCAGATTCTACTAATAATGGGTGTATCATGTAAGGATCTTCTGTTGCTCTTTGCTCCAATGTATTCCATGATTTTCTAAAAGTCTCATAGTTTCTTGATGCAATAACCAAAAGTCCTCTTGGTGGACGCATTTTATCAAAGTATTTTCTAATATATTCATCCATATGTGATAATGACATTATCTTACTCCATAAGGCATAAATTGGTGAAAAACCATAAATTAATCCTGGTTTGTATTTTCCTGCTACCCAAATAACCTCTCCTTGTGCATAAATTACTCTTTTTGGTTGTGGTATACCTACTGAATATACAGATGATACCTCTAATAATGCTTTTAATGCTTCCGCACCACATCTATCACAATGTGGTTTGGTGAGCCTTTTATCTCTATGTTCAAATCTTGGACAAACATATACAGCATTTCTTTTGTCGTCAAATCCAACCCTTCCGTCTGAATCGGCAATAATTGCTACTTGGGGAGGGTCTATTCTTATCAATTCCTTAATTTTAGTCTTCTTTATATCAATCTTGCCAGTAGTATCATTAATATAATAATTCTTTAATAGTAATAAATATGCATTATCAGCAACTTCTAAGTCTCTTTCGAGCATTCTACCTACATCTTCCATTGTTTGATCGTTATTATTGACGAAGCATGTGAATAATTGTTGTAGGATTTTACGATTTTCAGGTTTTGGTCTAGCAATATCTCCTGAACCACAGTCATCACATTGTGCTGGTGTATCTTCTTCCTTTAAACTTGGCAATCCAGCCTTATTTAATATTTTATTTGCATGTGTTAATTTTTTTGATGGTGCTTTATCCAAGTCAGTATCCTCTGGTGGACCTTCTTTTCTGTCAAAAGAGTCATTTTTAGATGGTTTACCGTCAAATTCCTTTCCACAGTTATTACATTTGTATTTATATTTTTCAACTACCTCAAATCCATTCTTGAACATCTCTCTATTGATAGTTTCGATGGAAATTCTTAAAGCGTCAACATTATCTGACAACTCATATATCATAATTAATGGAAATGGAAAAATTGGGAGTTTAGCACCTGTATCAGTTGCCATATATGGCTGCATGATGGCTGGTCTGGATGTAGTTTCAGTATAACCTTTATCGACTGACGTTAAAGCCTTATAAGCATTTGTGAATCGGTCCTTAAATCCCATATTAACTATTATCTTCCTCTGTATATAAAGTTATTTGAAAATTTTCAGGAAAAGTGAAAATAAATTTATTTGTTGAAAAATTTTCGTTATTAATTAAATATTTTCAGTGGTTAGATGACGTCTCTAACGCTCTTTCTAACCTTAATTATACTGAATGGTTTAAGAAGGCTACCGTATTAGGGTAATCCTTGACAACCAATATATATACGTCGTCGACTAATATAAACTTACCTGTATTTAACTATATCTAATAAATATACTTAACAATCACATTTAACACATTCGCAATTATCACATTTACAGATTACATGATCTTCACATTTACATCTTGAACATTCGCATGCATTCATATTAAATAATATAAGGTAAAATCATATATAAAGATTAGGAATGTGATAGACGTTGTCTGTTTTGTCTTCTAACATTCTCTCTATATTGTTGTGGATTATTTTCCCTCCACTTTCTTTGTCTTTCAGCACCTGTCATTGGTGATTGTTTATTTTCACCACCATATGGTTTTCCTCTTCTTCCACGAAGCATTCTCATTCCTATCCTTGATGCCCATTTTCTTTTTTCTTTCTTGATCATCTCGTCAAAACAGAATGTCATAAGTGTATACAGTTTGTTGACAGATTTTATCTCCTCTAAATTAATGATAATAATGGATCTTGAATGAAAATTTCTAAGTTCCAATGTTCTCATATTTTCAGGTATATTACTATAAGCCTTTACAACCTGTATTGCTTTTTCTATCTCTTGATTCATATATTATATATATATGATATCTAATATAAACGTATTAGATTTTATTAACAAAGATAGTTATAGGTATAAAGTATATACTGTATTTTTTAGTTAGTTAACAGTTATTGTTATAATTGTTATAGTATTGTATAGTAGTAAGGTTACTGTAACGAGCTGTAGCTATTTATGTTAAGAGGTGTTTTTTATCTTTACTTAAAATTTAACTATAACGAATGTGTTAATAATATTGACTAGTAGTGTGAATTTGCACGCCAGTTCCTAAGCTCTGGAAGTCCGGAGTAATTACCCGGCTAGTCAGTTTTATCTTCTTCTGATTCCAACTGAATTTTCTTTTTTGATTTCTTGACAAATAATCCATTAGGACCTAACTCACAAACAGTTCCACAACCCATAGTATGTATAGTATGTAAGTGTTATTTAAATATTACAGTTTATATCCTACCATTTACAATCATATGCAATATTTTGTAAAAAGTCACATGATTTTACAATAACTGGGTATTTTATACCATTCCATCCATATTCTCCGTACAGCTTACCCATCATAATTAATTCGGGGGATTTTATCTCTACAATATCACCATAACTAGCACGTAGATGAGGATACATAACAGATACCTCTATACCCTCCATACCTTTAGGTATAGGAGAACTGTTAATATAATGGAGTAATCCGAATGAATGTCCAAATTCGTGAATGATTACTGATTGGAGTGTATAGTCATTTAACGGTTCTATAGCATAATTCATTTCATTATAACCAAGTATAATATGGTTATAATTAACAACGTCTACATATACATTTATTACCATAAATTTATGATTAGAATTTGCAAAATTTATTGATGTGGTACCAAGTACGTCAGATCCACTAAGACTCTCAAATACCACCATTATTGTACAATGAGGAAAGTCTTCCGCAGCCTTATCCTTGTGGTCTTTCCATGCTATTGGTTCATGTATTATTATTTCCCAGTTACCTTTTGGATATACTTTGAATAGTGCCTCCGTCCATGAATCTACGGAAACCCTGGTAAGAGTCTCATGTGTCCTCGCACGATCACTATCTTCAGGATTTATGTCAAAAATACATACCTCTGGGGTTTTATCAAATCTAACCTTCAAAGTCTCAAGGTTGTCACCTACACCTGCAGGTATAACTCCCATACCACCTATTAATAATAAAATTAGGAATAATGATATGATTTTCATGATAATATATATCTGTTTATGTTACATTTAATCTTTTTGATGTTTACAATCTATACAATCAGGATTAATACATATAGGGTTATGTTTTCCGTCCCTTGTAGGATGGGTAGTGTTCCTACGCCTAATTGTTCTTGTCATGACTAACCTCTTTCACTTTCTTGGACAATATTTTCTTTGTAGATTCCTTATTCTTCTTAGGTACATCTAATGCTTTTTGTGGATGTGCAGCCTGATATAACGCTCTCTCCACATTTAATTCTGCATCAAACTCATGTTTTTGCTCCATCTTTTTAATTAACTGTGTACTCATCTTAAACATCCTTTTTTCATTTTGTTGTATATATCTTACCATATAAGGTTGTTTTTCCACAAGTCTTTCTGCTTCCTCTTTAAACCCATCCATTTCAAAATTCAATTTGGTTATCTCGTTAGAGATTGTTTCTACTTTTTCTATCAAGTCATCTAGTTTGGTTATTTTGTTTTCCATTTCTTCTCTAGTTCTTTTACGCTAACCGGATATATAATTCTTGCTTTTTCCAACAATATACTTATCATACAATCGGCACAACATCCACCTCCAGATCCTACTGCTGTTCTTCTACATAATACACATGGGAGTGACCTATCCATCTCTATACCTCTCTTCTCAACAACATCCCACCTTCTAATTGGCATATCAGTGACTTTGTTATCATCCTTAGGTTTACCTAATTCGTCCATAGATTTATATGGCTAAACAACCATATATACATTATGTGGACAGATAAACATACAGCAGCAGCTCACCACGAAGATTTATTAAAAGTTAGAACGAGGGTGGCGAGTGAGAAATTTCAAGACGAGACACCTGGTCAGATAGGTACATCTAAACAAATGCATGAATATAGACTTAAAGTGTTAGATGATATGATAAAACAGTCTGAGTCTGAAATGGCTCAGATACCTGCCAAGCAGGGGGACGTGTATAGATAATGATAGGGATGCAATCTAAAATAACTGTAGGTATAATTAAAGATATTGTGGGACTTTGTCATGGATGTTTCACATCAGGGGTTAAATTATTTTTGAATAAAAAAGGAATACCTTTATGTGGAAAGTGTAAATTATAATGAAAGTAGTTAAAGATGGATTTCAGGTCCGAAAAATTCCAAAGGAAGAACTTGATGGTGCGATAGCACCAATTTATTTGTTAGGTCTTCCTGGAGATTTGAACAAGTTAGAAATAAAGATGAAGATCTTTGTAGCAGATGAAGATACGATGGTGTTCACATAATGAATCCTATAATGACAGAATGCATTGTATGTAAAAATGAGATGATAAAAACTCACAGCGATGTATGTGGAAAATGCTTCTCCAGAGATGCAAGACGCGGGTTACCCAAGGATCGATGATTCATGGGTAATTCAGTTATAACAAACTGCCCAAGTTGTGGTATTCAATCAAAAAAGATAATTAGCGGTGGCAGGTTTGCCATATGTGACAACGGTAAATGTACTGTAAACAAATATACCGTGCAGGATTTTGTATCTGTGGGAAAGGATGATGGGAAACATAATAAATCATATAATAATTCAGTGCGGTAACACAGGGTATCTTTCGTCATCATACAAGGATATCATTCCCATGTTGGACCCCAAGTGTCAATACTGTGATTGTATACTTTATAAAATTAACAATGAATTATGTAGACCTTGTAACGATTTATATGAAAAAAAAATTATACGTCGAGATTGCGGCCAGTACCTGAAAAACACAACAGCCCGAAGGTTAGATATACTATACGATAAATCATTCGCTGATGTGAATCTGAAAGATGAGACTTTCGTCGATTTGGTAACATAATTATTTTAACTCTTCCGAACAAAGTCTGCACATTATTATACCTTCTTTAACATCACCCAATATATTACCACAGTAACTGCACATACGATCACCCAATGTCATGGGATCTATGTCACCGTTCCTTATACCTTGCATAATACTTTCAATTTCTTTTCTGTCTTCCGGGGACATTGTTTCCATCTCCTTCTGGAACTCCTCGTTTATCTCAATATGCCAACCGTCGCCTTTCTTCGTGGCGGAGCCACGGAACTTTTTTTTAACCAATGTTATTATACCCTTTCCTCTTCATACGATGCAATTCCCTTAAATTCACCATCTCTAATAAATGCACGACATATGTGATTTTTCATGCATTTTATACACATTACAATACAGTCAAAATCTCCTGACATGATTGGTTTATCTTCATTAATTACAAAATTTACATTACTTGGTCTATCTCTACCCATAGTCATTATACCATCACATTCCTTACAAATGATACCTGGGTTCAGTTTGATTAACATGTTACTATATATTATATATGTGGAATGTAATATATAATTGTTGGTTAATCATGGGATTTTTAGATATTATCTCCAGTATCTTTATCATGATTTGGAGAACTTGTACCATTATGCCTACCGTCACCTAATGGACCTTTACTTAAATTCTTATGATTTTCTTTTAACTTATCACCTATTGTGGACATTTCATCCCAATCCTCAAATTCCAGAACTTCGGTCTTTCGTTCATCTTCCATTATATTTAGAAAGATATGTCGTCCGAACTCTGCACCATGCCAGAATCCCGCTTTATGCACTTGTCTTAGCAGTTTTGGGAGGCTAGGCATATCTTCGACAGCTTCCATAGCATCTAACTCACCATCATCCAAAACCTTTAAAACTGTTTCAAATGATAGTGCTTCATTGGCCTCACCATCCATTTCCAATTCCTTGATTATATCCTTTAGGGTCATTGGTGCCATGTTATCACTATGGGTTAACATTATATATAGATAGTAAAGTTGTCGTATCTATAGATATCACTCATATGGACTGATCTCTTTCTCGTGTGGTATTATAACAACCTGTCGTGATACTATACTGTATGGTGTAGTTGGGTGTAACGGGTCTAATCTTGTAATGCCATTTGACTTACCGAAGGCATTGCTTTTTTGTATCACAGTGTCAAGGTCTAATTTATAAATGTCTATCTCATATGTACCGTTATCCAATGATATGGAATCGTCAAGATTACCCTGTAGTATAAACTGTAATGTGAAGATGGAGTCGCCAGACTCCTTTTCCACGTTACACGCCTTGATTACGTGCGGGCCAGAGAGACCCCTAATCGCCAATCTAGGCATGTTTATTATTGGATTATATACTATATAAATGATTAGTATTATTCATATATATATCTAGTTCAGGTGGGAGTCATGCCACTCGAAGAGTGGTCACTAAAATTATAACCATAACCCTTATCATGACTAATATTAATAGGCACACCAGTAACAGTATGCAGTGAATCCCCATCTTCCCAAAGGGGGGACTTTGGCAGTTTCCAGTTGATTGAACAATAATCTGAGTATGTAGGCACGTTCATTTTGATAGACTCAGGCATGGACCTGGTTTCTGTGAAATATCTTCCCATATGATACTTTATGCTGTGTATGTCTAGTTTCTTTAGTTTGTTCTTAATTTTTAGTTTCGTTCTCAGCCCCCTCTCAAAGAGTTGTGAACAAGGATTGCATAGTTGATTTACTGAACCTACTCTACATATTGCACATTCGTAAGGCCAACCTGGTGAAACTCCTGGTGAAACTCCTGATGTCATCTATGTATCAATTAGGTGTTATCCTAATATATATCTTGTATATGTTAAGGATAGAATCAAATGTGGCCCAGATTATTAAAGGTAACCAACCACGGGACCACGGGTGGGAGTATATCCTGCCAAGGATGTACGATACGCGAGTCTTTCGACTCTAGTGAGCTA